GCCCCCACCTGAGCATTTTTTAGCGATTGCAATAGGTGCGCACCAACCGCCCCAGCCAGCGGAGAATTCAGCCATACGACCATTTGCGGTTCTTTAAGATTTGCCTTCGCATACGCCACGCGAGCCGCCGCGACAGCCTTCTCTCTATCAGCCGGTTGCGTCGAGAGACCAATCGATAACCATTCCTCTCGGATCATCGGTAGCATGGCTTCCTGTTCGCCCGTCAACTGATCCAGTCGTTTCATGATTCCTCCTGTTAATTTATGCCCACTCATCCCCCGCTCCTTTCGTCACCACCCCGCCTCTGTGGGCTTATCGCGCGTCCACCCCGCCTCAGTCATGGGGCACCTCGTTAAGCAAAGACAGTTGCCTCGGCATCCGACTACGTTTGGCATAGGCATCCTCAACCAAGTACAGCGGATGCGGCTTCAATGGCGTGCCGCAATAGAAGCAGTAACAGTTCCGCAAGCTCGGGGATCTGATAGCCCCATTCCCGTTTCCATCGAGCCACTGATGCCGACGGCGAGGATCTTTGTTTGTGCAAATGGCCGGTATGGGAACAATCTCATCCATCGAGTATTCCTCATTCATTGACCACCGGCCTTTTCTGGAAGAATGCGAAACAGTACAGGGTTGCTTGGCCACAGATCCCCGTCAGCGTGAAGCCAGATTCGCCCCTTTTCGTCAGCATGGCCTTGATGAATGCCTGTCGATCCGCACTCAACAAATTCGCACAGACGCCCATCTCTTGGGACATAACAGGCCTCTCTCCATCCCAATTCTTTGAGTCGATACCAGGCCTCAAATAATGCGCTGATGGCCCGTTGCTCTGTCGGCATGTTTGCCGCTCTGGTGCGCCGCTGGCCTTCCACCTCGGCCAAAATCATTTCGGCCATACCCGGATCGATGTGGCGACAACCGTCCGTGCCGCAAGCGATTGCCCAATCTCCTCCCTCACTCATCCCGCGCTCCTTTCGTGGGGTTAGATTTCATGAATACAATCCAATGCGTCTTATTCGTTCGCCCGCCTCTATTTCCTAGCAATGGCTGTTCTGGGGCTAGTGACACAATCTTAGAGACGGGAATTTCGTGTTCATTCCACTTGAAAATCAGTGTGCCTTCAGGTTTCAGCACTCTGAAACACTCCGCGAATCCTTGCCGAATATCCTCTTCCCAATTCATCCCGAGTTTGCCGTACTTCTTTGCCAGCCACCCGGACCGGCCGTTTCTAATTAAGTGCGGAGGATCGAACACCACCAGAGAAAAACAGTTGTCAATAAACGGTAACGCCGTAAAGTCGCACTGATAATCCGGCTCAATGATCAACGTCCGGCTTCCGCCTTTACTGGACTTGTCTTTCAGTTCATGCGCTTCCTGTCGATTGTCGCAATACACAGCACGCCTGTCCTTTCGCTGATACCAAAACATGCGACTTCCGCAACACACATCTAGAACCATCTCACCACCCCATCCGCTTCATCGTTCCGCCTCCACAAAACCGCCCCGCCCCCCGATGCTACACACATACCGCGTACAGCCCTGCGCATCCGTCTCGCCCCAGGTGGTGCCCAGGTCGGGAGGGCAGAGGTAGGGCGCAGGCTTCGGGCAGGGGGAGGTGCAGGCGGACAACAGCAATGCACAGGCCACTAGTCCCGCTTTCATGCTCGGACCTCCAGCACCCCGTAATGTCCGATCAAAATGGCATCCGCGCGGTTATGGTCCTTCTTTCTAGCCAGGTATTTCTCCGCCGCCGGAAATCGCCGGATCGCATACGTGCGAGCCTGATCCTTCTCGGTTTTCAATAGCCCTGCGGCCTTCTTCCACTCCTGCGGCCGCACCATGAGGTAGGGCAGCCCCAGGGCCGCCAAAACCGATGTAATCGAGCCCAATGTATGCCCCATGGAAAACATCGACGCTACGCCCTGTTTTGGCATCGCCGAGACCGTCTCCACGTACACCACGACATCGGCGCCCCTCGTTCGATCCCCCAGCATCCTCGCCAGCTCTCCGGCATTGACCACATTCTTGACAAACGACTGCTTCCCCCCTGACTGCATCGTTGGCAAGTCAACCACTTCGGAAAAGTGACCATCGCAGAAGACCGCCACGGCTCCAGATAATCCCGGGTCAATGCCCACGATGTACTTCATGCCTTCTTCAATCCCTTCAGCTGTGCGCTATAGACGGTGTAGAGGTCCTGCCGCAGCTGCTCGGGGATGGACTTCCACACGTCATTGATCGCCTGATTGGTGCGCGGGCAGTTCAATAGCTGATGCTTGTACACCTCTAGCTCGGCCGGGATCTCATCATCAGCCGGCGCTTGCTCCTGCACGGGAGCAGATGGCGGCATTGCGCTGGACTTGACCGATCCACCTTTGGCCCATGTCGCCATGCGCCTCCCCGCTTCCTCATTGAGCGGAGATTTCAAGTCTACAAATTCTCGCATTTGCTCTTGCAGCTTGATTGGCTTGGGAATCCCTGGCGCGTCAGGAGTCAGCAGGAAGGAGGCGGTTAGTTCATAGAGGATATTTTTCTCGCAAATCGGTATCCAGTCGCTGAACCCGCTCGCAATCCTTTTGGGTTGGATCTCCATGCGTCCGTCAACTCGAACCATCTCGATTTTTTGCTCTGCGCGAAATAGTAAAATCAGGTGTGCCCGCACTTGGAGCAATTGAGATACTAGGCGCTTGTGATCGCTTTTCGGTTTGATCCATGCAGCCATCTTGCAGGCTTCGCGCTTTTTCCAGTCCTGCCCGGCCATCCGGTCCAATTCCTCCTCCTGCCAATCCAGCAACCCCCCTTCGCCTGCATGCTCATGAGAAAACGAATCCACGACGATGACCGGATATCCCGCTTTGTCCGCTTCCCTAATTGCGTCCGCGTAGGACCCGGGACGAAACGGTGGGGGCATATCAGCGTGATCGAAGGTGAACCTGTCGGCGTAATGCTTCCCGCGTCCGGCTTCAGTATCAATAAAGGCAAATGGTTTACCTGCTGAAAGCCCAGCCGCGAGACGCATGGCGGAAAATGTTTTCCCAGATCCGCTAGCCCCGGCAATGCCAATCACTAAACCGATGTTTTCCCGCACGGCCCTTCGAAACGTGACGGCTCCCATAATCCCTCCTAGATGAAGTCTGCCGCATCAATCGGCGGCAACGTCGTCTCCCACTCGTTCATGGCGTAGCCTGGCGGCTCCAGGTACGACACCCGCAGCGGATACCCGGGCCACTCGTTGGTACGCAGACAGCCTTTCCAAATTGACATCGCCATGCGTAGCTTCTCCTCCGCCAACTTCAGCCAGGCCGGTTCCAAACTGACGAGCGAGAGCGCATAGGGCTTCTCGATTTCTTGCACGATGAAAATAAAAGTGGTGTGTGTAACGTCGAAGAGATGACGCGCGCCACGCAGGGCTAAGGCGCACTGCAAGTCATATCCATGCCGGAGAATGTTCTTGTCGAATTGCAGCGGATTGGCACTGCCTGCGACCGTCTTGTAGTCAAACTCCACGCGCCAATCTGGGGTTGCCTTGTCAGGGCGGGATCGGCACCATACGCCCTCCTCTTTCCATACCAGCGTTTGCTCAGGGAGTGCCGCCTTGAAGTCGTCGGCTATCTCGCTTTCGGCAATCGTCGCCTTGGCAACAAGCGCCATCTCCTCGACGGATTCATAATCCTTTCGCAAGACAGGCAGTTTGCCGTAAGCCCTGGCTTCGTCGCGTTTCTCCTTCGCCTCCTTTTTCCGCCAGTCGTCCGCATCGATGATTTCTAGGCGTGTCCGGTCGTTCTCTAAGAGGATGGCGTGGGCGATGGTCCCAATATCGAGACGGCTACTCTCCTCGCGGTCACGATTCGGCGTGAGCTTCGGGTGGGCCGCTCTCGCGTGTCGAGGCGTTGTCGTCAATAGGAGATGCGCCATGCTGGCATTCAGGGACGGCTCTGGCGCGGGATCAGCGATATAGGCCGCGAGGCTCATGTGGTGGACGCCTTCACTCAGCATGCGACACACTCCCAGCCTTCCGGCACATGCTTGTCCCATTGCTTGTTGCGCGCACACTTGGGACATCGCCGACAGCTCTTGTCATGCGCCGGCCGCGCAAAGGTCCGCTCACAGAGAATGCACCAGGTCGGCACCGTTTCCACAATGCGCGTCGTTTTTGCGCTGATCGGCACCCCCGCCGCTTCACAGGCCCCCTTCCAGTTGCCAAACCGTCGCTCGACCAGGCTCATCCCATACCGGCCCTCAGCCAGATAGTCCATGTGCCGAACGTAGCCGTTCGCTCTGTGCATCGCGCGAATGTCGGCTAAGATTTCCTCATTGGTCGCATTCTTCATCTCGCCACCTCTCCCTCAATTCTTCTGCCCGTTGCTCCATCGCCTCAAAGCGGCAGTACCGACACGGCACGGGACGCCGATGCTCCTCACAATAGGCCCCGTCCTCGTCGTCAAGGTCTTTGTCTGGAACGCTCATCTCCTCCCACCCATTCACGAGTAGCCCGTCATTCACCCGCCAGCAATTCGATTCCTCAATCCGTATCCACAGCGCCTGCAGGTTGTCGGGCCGGTTGTAAAACGCGATTAACCGTGTGCGCTTCGCCTGCCGAAACAACTCAGCGCGGAGGCGGTCGCTATAGCGTTGGATCTTTTGTGACAAGGCCTGTACGTCATCCGTGGCATACATCCCCGCCTCCTTTGCGAGTGATTAGACGCGATCGTCTTCAATTGGTAAGGGATTCTCTGCGAGCGGACTGATCACTGCGCGAAGCTTGCTTGGGTCAACGGACTCCCAACCGTAATGCGAATACTCAATGACGGCATCATCTGGCACTCTATTGGCCCATTCCTTCAATTGCTTACCGGTCATGATGGCCCCTTTCACCGAACGCCCCATACCACCGTGAGCAGCACTAGCGACATAAACAGCACCAGTGCCAGGCCGCCCATGATGTAGCTATTCGGGTTTTTCAATTCGTTTCGGTTCATCGGTAGCTTCCTGATTTATTGGGAGGGGGCCTCTCTTAAAGCCCCCTCCCCTGCACCGAACGTCAGGTAGGCACTGACGTTCTTCGCGCCTCGACGCGCGGACCACGCTCTACCGGGCGCGGGTCCCTCCGTCTCTCGCCATCGGCGAGAACTTCATTTCAGCAGCCCGACATATTTCGGCTCGCGGGTATCACACCGGACAATCCACCAACGGCATACCGGCAGGCAGGCCAGCCCCATGGCGACGCCGAGCAAGGCCCACTCGGCGCCCGTCATGGCTCGACCTCCGCACAAGGATTGGCGAGCGACACAAACCCAAGAATTCCGACACCGACGAAGATCCCGAAGAAGGTCCCCAGCAGGAACGCCAATCGAACCGGCGTCATAACGGCAGCAATCTCGGCGCTGAACACCAACCCAAGGACCGATAGGCCAATGAGCATGGCGCACAAGAGAATGGCCCCTGTGTTGCGCCTGCCATATCGCTCCGCCGTCTCGTTGATACGGTCCATTTCGTGCAGATAGTGGTTCTGTCGAATCATCGCGGCACCCCTCCTTCTCGTTGGAATTTCCCCACCTGTCCCTCAAGAATGCCGAGGCACAGGCTCAAGGGCTGGCCTGATTTCGTTTGTAGCGCCGACGCAAACACAAACGCCCATTTGCCGTATGCGGCCTGGTCCTGCACACGCGACAACCAAAACGCCACTTCTTCAAGCCAGTGCATCAGGGCGCAGCCGTCCCACAACGGAATGCCGCGCAAGAGCCGTCGATAGCTGGTCAGAATGTCGTGCAGCATGGTTAGACCTCCGTGGTCGTTTGTGGCTTCCGGTGTGCGCCGACAGACAGCGGATGATTCGATTCGTAGTGATGTTGGAGAATTGCGCGAACCAGATAAGACTTGCTCAGCCCATAACGGCGCTTGTCGCGTTCCAACTTGCGGTTGAGGTCTTTCGGAATGTCTGCGGTTATGACGGCCATTCGGTTGCACCCCCTTTCGTACCCCATATGTACCTCGTTTCAGGGTACAGTGTCAATAGGAATCATGGCTGTTCCAATAAAATTTATTGCACCAATCGGTGACAGTGCGGTACGCTAGGACCGTATGGATTGGCATACACTTACGGCAAAGGAGGTGATGCAATGATGAGTACGGCAAGCGAGCGGCTCAATTTCCGATGCAGACCGAGTCTGCGTCGCGCGATGGAGGAAGAGGAAAAGCGCTCTGGCATTAAGATTTCTGAGCAGGCCAGGTTGGCCTTGGAGCGCGTCTACGATGTGAAGGAAGAGGAAGAGTGGCTCCCGCCAGCGTTGCGGAAGCGGGACACCACGCCCACACCGTCAACGCCCGTTAAGGCGAAAAAGTCTTAATGGCGCTGTGGGGAGATATGGAGGGTGCAAAGAATGTCGCTACTGAGGGCCCAATTCAGGATGACGATGAAAGATCTATGGAAATGCCTAGTCTCGAAAGATGTTATTGGCCACCTATCGGTAGGATAGGAGCGGAGATTCGCGTTATATACACTGCGCCCACTTGGAGGTGGCCCTATGGATGTTCCATCGTCTGTGCCGTCGATACGAGAATTGATGGCACTTTATGAGCAGTATCACTTACCCACGATTAAAGATTCCCGGACCGCACATGGGGTGATCCGTCGAGAATTTGCCCCCTTATTCCCTCATCCGCTCACCTTGCCACGCCTCGTCCTGGTCGCCTGGTACAATGCCATCAGCCAGAAAAGCCGAACGACGGCCAATCGTGCCAGAAGTATCCTACGCACCGCCTACCAAAAGGCCATTGAATGGGGCGTGTATGATGGGCCCAATCCCACGGACTTCCTGAAACCCCACGTCATGCAGCCGCGGGGACGGATTATTGAGGAGCACGAGATGCCACGCGTGATGGAAACCATTCTCTGGCAACCCCTCCCCCTCCAAACGGCGCTGTTGACCATTCTCACGACGGACAGCCGGCCGGGTGAAGTGCAAAATATGCGATGGGATAGCCTTCGCTTCTGGACGGAGGTGTCGACCAATAAGGACGAGCCGGTGAAGTGGTGCGGCTCATGGGATAAGGGACGGACGAAGAACGGACTGACGCAGGTCATTCCGATTCCCTCGATGGTGGCGGAACGGCTCAGGCAATTGCCTCAACATTCGCCGTGGGTGTTCCCCGGCTATGACCATCACCAGCGGCGAAAGAAGCCCGGTCCGATGAGTTACGCCGCCTTCCATAAGCAATGGCAGCGAGTGGCACGATTGGCCAATATCCCCGATGTCACCCCTCACGATCTACGCCGAACCGGCTGCACCTATATGTTGAATAATAATGAAAACCTCATGCTCGTTTCCAAAGGCATCATGAACCATACCAATGTCCAAACAACCCGGCTATACTTCAACCCATTCCAACGGACAGTTAAGGAAGTGATGGATCGACAAGCGGAGCGCTTAATGGGGTTTCGGGCACAAGGAGGACCGTATGGTGGGTCAAATGATCCTCGTGGGCGTGCTGCTGGCTAGCCTTTCAGCCTGTAGCAGCAATGCGCAGGTAAAGAAGGACGTCGACGCCTATTTTGCGGCCGTCTGCGAAAAGGAAGGCTATCCGAAGGGCACGCCTGAGAATGCCGGATGCGTGCGCGTCAAGCTCGTGGAAGGCAGTCCGCAGAAGGTCCGCGGGGGATCAGGCCGCATGAGCACGACCTGTACGCCGATTGGCAATAGCGTCCACTGCAACTAGGTGGGGTGCTACTCTTGGGGTCGTGCGAGACGACGGATGTCATTCATCAGATGTTCGTTGTTCCGCATGACGCACCAGCTGGAGATCACGGCGTCATAGGGCTGCGTTTCTAGCCGTGCGACCAGGTGCCCGTTGTCATACACATAGACTTCCTGGTCCTGCGTGATCACCCACTGGTAGCAGGGCCGGTTAGTCGCCACGGGCGGCGCGGGCGGCGTCGTGCACGCGCTGCAGCTCAGCATCAGCAGCATTAAGCTCATCAGCCGTGCGGGCCTGCTTTGCCCGTTCCAGGGCCTCATTGCCAGCAGCTTCAACACTGGCCTCCTTTCGCGTCTGATCCCCCAACAGATACCGCCAGGCCTTCAGGATGAGCGTGGGCACGTCAGACCAGGGCATGGCGCTACCCGTTCGGCGCGGTTTGCGTGGCGGTCGGTTCGGAGGCATTGGTCTTATTGAAGTCCTTCGCCACGATCACGCCCATCGACACTAGGATCATGCAGACCCCCGTCATGGTGCCCCGATACTGTTCCGGCATCAGCCCGATCAGTTCGGAGCCAGAGCAGATGAGCGCGAGAGCGCCCAGGAGCGTCGTTTTCCATGATCCTGCGAGAAAAAACAGCTTTTGCCACATGGTGCCCCCTTTATTTGTTCCGTTCTTGCGTGATCCCTGCGGCACGACTTTCGACAATATCCCGCGCCCGATCCTGAATGTAGACGGGCAATTCCTTCTTGCGTTCATTTGGCAGCATGGTACTGAGAAACACATTCTCGTTGGCGCGGGTCAGATTTACGACCAGCGCGGCATTGCCGGAAAGCTGCGATTGAATCGCGTCGTGTTGTTGCGTCAATAGAATCGTCTGTTGATTCGTCGTCCAGACCACGTAAAACGACGCGCCAACAATCAGGCATGTCAGTAAGACATTTACGACTGTCCCGCCAGTTGCTTTTAGGTGCGTGGGGCCCGCATCGAACTGGAGCCCGTTCCCATTTCCATCCGCCATCACACCTCCTGACTGAGCCACTCAGCGAGCGGGGTTTCCTGCTTCGGCCCACGATGGACCACGCGCCAAATCCGTGGCTTGGCATCCAAGTGCAGGTGCATGTTGGTGAGATCCACCTCGACGCCCTGAAACCCCATCGCCACTGCCGTCTGTGCTGCGGCGCGCAGCCCTGCTGCCGTATCAAAGACGAGATCAACGGCATGGCAGACATGGGTGGCGTCCAGCACATGGCCGGATTCGGGGGCTCCGCCTACCGCTTTATTGCGGGCCGGAGTACTCCACAGCCGCGTAAGCGAATTGGGATGCTGTTCAGTCAGAATCAGCACCTGTGAGAAAAACGGAATATCGATGATCGGCTTCAATGCGTCTTGCATGGGCAGACTCCCGCCGTGACTCCGACCGGTGGCGCAGGGACGACCACCGACAGGATGGATGAGTAGTTGGTGGAGACATTGCCCGAGGTATCCCGGTGCTTGCCCCGATAGCGGTAGGTAGTCCCGAACTGCACCGACGTGTCAGAAAACGTGGTGCCCGACACGCTGCGGATGGTTTGGAAATCTTCGCAGTCCAGTCCCGCACAGCGCTCCAACAACGTCTGGGAGATGCCGACGTTATCCGTCCCGGCATCCCAGGCGAGGCTGGCCTGGTTGTAGATAGGAGAAACAGATTCCCGCAAGTTCATGAGCGTGGACGGCGGCACAATATCCACATTGCCAGGAGTCGTGACTTCGTATGCTGAACTATGGGCCGCAGAGATGTTGCCCGATGTGTCGATGGCATCAACCACGAGGCGGTAGACAGTGGAGGCGATCAGTCCGGCAATGGTCGCCGACGTGTCGGTCGGGCTCGCCACCAGGGCATAATCGCTGCACCCGGTGCCGACACAGGCATAGAGCCGGTAGCCTGCCACCGCCACATTATCCGTCGCGGCGGTCCAGGCGGCCTGGATCTGCGACGTACTCAGCGCCACCGCCGACAACCCTGTGACGGTGGAAGGGGCCGTGGTATCGGCCGCCGGCGCATTCGCCACGGAAAACCCAATCGAATTGCTGAAGGTGCCCGCATTCCCGGCGGTATCCTGACAGCGGACATAGATGGTGACGTTGTTGCCATCGGCGAGCCCGCCATAGGTGGCGCTGTGGCTCGTCCCGTTGGCTGTCGAAAAGCTGCTCGGCATGGAGCCGTAGGCCTGATCCGTGTTGCTGTATTTGCAGGTGGCCGTCTCATTCGTGACCACGCTGATGGTCGTTGATGTCGTGCCCTGCGGCAAGGTACCTGAGGGCAACAGGCTGCTGAGGACCGGAGGCGTCGTATCCGCCGGAGGCGCGGGCGTGATGGTGTTGCACTTATAGTCGCTCGGGTTGGAGTTCTGGACGTGGCTCGCATCCTGCGCAAACACGCAGCCCGAGGTAATGCCCAGTTCCCAGGTATGGGTATAGCGGCCGTCCGGAAAGCTGGCGATGGGTTCGACCACATCGGAGAAAATGCCCGAGTCGGTATAGGTCTGCACGCGAATATAGGCCGGTGAGCCGGTCCAGGTGACAGTGGCCCCCGTCGCATCCGCGGTAAAGCCGCTGATCGTCGGCGCGGCGGCCGCGACCGTCCAGTCGCCCATGGAGAAGTTGTCAAACGCGAAATTTGCCACCGTCGTCGCGTAGGTAATCACGCCGGTTCGCCCGGTGGCATGGGTGCTGTCCGTCGCCGTCAGCATGACGGATTCCACCCCGCTCCGAATGCGTGACAGGGTGATCACGTTGGCCCGTGCGGTACATTTCAGCGTATCGCCGACCACCCAAGTCGCGGGGGCACTACTCGCCAGGAGCGTATAGGTGCCGTTCACCAGACGCTCAATCATCGTCCCGGCCCAGCCGTTGGTTTGCATCCGGCACATGTAATAGGACGACAGGGGCGAGGCCGCCGTGCGCAGCGTGACGCCTCCGGCATAGAGGCCTGCCCCGGTCGCGGTGGCCACATCCACTTGCGCCCACTGATCCGCTGGGGTGGAAACAGCGGTATAGGTCATGAGATTGTCACCGGTCGTCGCCGTCCCGCGTGTCGCATTGCTCACAATGGTGAGGTCCGGGCTGCCGCTATAACTGCCGGTCCAGTTGGCCCCCAGTGCCCCGTTCGCCCGGTTAAAATCATCAGTGGCCAATGTCCGCGCGACTTCACTGCTCGTCGTGCCGGAAACAATCGCGCTGTAGGAGCCGAGATTGCCAGCCGCATCTGTTGCCCGCACGCGGAAATCATAAGTAACACCGGACGTCAGTCCGGTCACAGTTGCGGAAAGTCCTGTTGAGACTTGGTCAACAGCCCAGTTTGTGCAGTTGTGCGGCGTACATTTTTCGACCAGATAGCCGGTCACGCCGACGTTATCGCTCGCGGCTGACCAAATGAGCCCAGCTGACGTGCCGTTGATAGAGGGGGCTCCCAATCCTGTCACTTGAGATGGCGGCGTCGTATCTCCTCCACCGCCACCCCCACAGCCTGACGGGCAATTCGGCACACTCACATGCAGATGATCAATGTAGTGCTCCCAATTTTGCGTGTTGACGGTCCCCAAATCGCACGGGTTGAAGCCGCCGCACCCATCCCAGGTTTCGGTCCAGATCCACTCGTTGAGGCCAGCTCCAGCATAGTTGATATTCGTGTAATTTCCGGCCAATACACCGTTGATCCACCACCGCACGATGCCATCGCGCGACGTGTTGGTGGTGCTGGCCTTGATATAGGCCTCTAGCGTGGTCCATACCCCGCGCTGAACAATTCCGCTGCTCACGTTGGGATAGCAAAGCTCGCCGATACTTGCTGAACACACATGGTTATTGTTGAGGGCGCCTGAATTATGAGACCACACAAAGGGACCACTCCCGCTCGCCAATCCACCCTGAATGACAAATACACCGATTGAATCAGGGCCGCGCATGAAAAACGTCTTGTTGCCTCCGGAGCGCCCCTGGAATTCGGGATTCGTTCTCCACTTCACCCCCACAAACATCTCTCGGTTGATGCTCGGCAAGACGTAGTTCAGCTGCGATCCGCCCACACGCTGCCCCGCCGCCAGCGCAGACTTAAACGCCCCTCCAGGTGAGACCATTTGCGGGACACTTTCCGTTGACAGCACGCCCGCATGATAAAAATTCTCGATGCCACAATAGGTGATCGGATAGGTGGGCAATTGAGAGAACGGACAATCGAGCACTTGTGTGGAGCCTGCTGGCTCGTTGGCCCATTGAGCGAAGGCACTCGTCGGGATGAGTAGCGCGAGCAGCACCAGCCTCATCAATTGCATCGCCACGCTCCGTTGAGCCGCTTGGCGAGTGCGCCTGTGCCGCTCCCTGCGCAGGGATTTGCCACCGTACAGTCGGCACAGTAGAGGACCGTCCCATCAGAAAAGCTACCGAGGGCCGCAAACAGCGTGGGCGACATGATCGGGCCCAGTCCGACCGCGCCAGTCCACGCCGCGTACTGCAAGGGGTTCCCGGTGCCGCTGATGGTGGTCGTCCCGGCCCCGGTAAAGATCAAGGCCGTTGGTGAGGCGATGATGGAGGCATTGACCGTGAGCGTGACTGACGTATTGACCGTCACCAATCCCTTGCCCCAATGCACGATGGTGAGCGTCGAGGGCATGGTTTTATTGGACAGGCACGTCACGGCCTTATTGATGACCAGCGTCATCACATTCGACCCGATGGAATCGATCGCGCCGACGCCATTGGCGCAAATATCCACCCCTTGAAAGTCGCCCACGGTGACGACGTTCTCGCCAATTGGGTCAAAAATGGTGACGCCGGTAATGGCGGAGAAGGCATAACCTGATTTGGAGGGAATCAGGTCATAATTGCCATCGGCGGCATAGAAGGAAAACGATCCGTCGCTAGCAGAGGTGACCGGATTCGTCTTGCTCACCGCGCACAGTGGGTCGCTATAAATCACCGCAGCCGTTCCAGTGGCCGCGATTTGTACGGCGATCGCCCCACCGACAATCACGTTGCCCTTGAGATCTTGCAGGACATCCCGATAGGGCTGGCAGGCGTCAGCAATGGAGGGCATGAAGAGTACGAACAAGTAGAGCCAGAGTCGATTATGCATCTTTCCCCCTTCGGTCGAACCAACCAAGCGTCGCTATGCGCACGATGGTGGATGCCGTCGAGACGTTGGCGCGGTAGCGAACCTGGCGCGAGGTATTGGTGCGCACGATGAGTTGCCCCATCGCATCTACATTGCTATTGGCCGTGAACTGCGCGAGCGGAGCCGCGGTAATCGAGGGGGCCTGATCGGTAGCTGCAGGGTCCGACACGTACAGATGGTCAAAGGTGGCATCTGATGTGCTCTCCCACCAGATATTCAGCATGGCCCGAACACGGATACCTGCCGGGACGGTCAAGGTCGGCGTCACCGCACTGGTGCCGGGGTTTGTGGTATCGACATCCAGCACAGGAGTGGTCAACAGGAATAAATCTCCATCTTGCGTAAACGGCAGAATGGTTCCGCCAGACCGAATGATGCTGCCGATCCGTCGCTTGTCTGAGTAATTGGCAGGCATGGTCGGGGCACTGGCAGAGGTAGAGGCCAGCACATCGACCACCCCCGTATCACCACGCATGATGAGGTAAATATGGTAGGTGGTGTTCGCGATACTGCCGGTGTCTAGCATCCCCGCATTCGTCCCAACAGCCCAGGCCGCGTCGAGCTGTTTCGTCAGAGACGACTGAAGGAAGTACTGATTCCGACTGATAATGGCGTTATCGCTGCACGCTTCTCCGACCGCGACAACAATGTCGTTGACGGCATCTACGCCGCTGTTGGACAGCGTTAATCCAAACAGGTGGCCGCCACTCGCCGCACGAGATGAGAGGTTGCCCTTAATGTCCAGGTTCCCACTGAGATACATATTTTTGGGCCTGGTCGTATTGAGTGCCCCAATGCTGTAGGTATCATCCGTAAAGAGCAGATCACCCTGGAGCGTCGTCGTCGCAGCCACCGTGAGTGCTCCCGTAACGGTTCCCCCAGCCAGCGGCAAATAACTTCCAGCGCCGGTGGTCCCGAGGATAAACCGCGTCCCGTCATAGGTGATTTCCACCATCGCGCCTGAGGGGATATCGCCCGCCACAAGCGCCGTGGCTCCGTTCTTCGTGATCGCTTTCGGTCCCGCCAGCGATGACACGGCGACGGTCACCGCTCCCGTATTGGCCCCGGAGGAAATGAATCGGAAGGTTTGCCCAGCGGCATAGGCCGTGATCGCAGGAGATGGCGACAAGGTAATCGCATCAGCGGTTCCGCCAGCCGTCCCGCAATAGATGCCGCTGCCGTCTTGAATGTTCGACAGGTTGGCGCTGTCCGTGCGGGCCGATCCCGCAGCCAGCCCTGTGAACTTCTTCGCGTTCATGGGGATATTCGCCGTCACGGTGCTTTGCCCGTCCCGACAAATCGCCGTCGAGATCCCTGCGGCCAGGTCCTGCGTCAGCGAGTTAAAGTTGGTGGAGCTGATCACCGTATGCGGAGAGACCGGCTGCCCCGGCGTCGTAATCTCAAACGTCCCTGCGCCATCAAAACCCATTAGTACGCTCCATTCTGTGAGGTGACACCACGCGCCAACACCGCCGCCACCATGGGGTCGATGTGCACCGGCCCGACACTCGCCAAGGCGCGATCCATCGGCCCGGCATAGGACGGATTGACCATCAAGTTTTGATAGGGTTTTGAGAGAATCAGATTGCGAACGGGGCCGCGTGCCAGCGGAGCCGCCGCGAGCAAGGCCCCGCCTGGCCCCATGGAGGCATAGCCACCGGCACCCAACAGGGCCGAGGTCAATGAGTTGACGTGACTGACGCCAGGGGCGGGAATCTTCTCGGCTTCCTGCGCCACTTGCGGGAAGGCATTCCGAAAGTTGCCGATTGCTTCCAGTTCACCGGAGAGTGGCTTCATTTTGTCGAGCTCACGACCTAACATCGGCGCGGAGACATTGCCGGTCTGATCGGTCAGTGCCCGCTCGACATCGTGAATTTTGGCGATGGTGGTACGGGCCGCCGCCAGGTCTTGCATAAGTTGCGGCTGTCCAGCGCGCGAAGCCTCAAGCTCTAACTGCTTTTCGAGTAGATCAGCTTCCTGCCCGTAGCGCTGCGCATCGTGATAAGCAGAGCGCGTCCCCTGCCGCTTATATTCGTTGAGTGCGAGATTTTTGTTTTGCCGCGCATCCTTCAGGGCCTCTAGGACACTTTGCGCATTGGGCGATAGGGCGGCGACATCCTGATACGGCTTCGCGGCTTGCTGGCGCATCGATTCCAGCAACTGCGGATCAAGAGCGGCATCCTTCGGCAACCCCAGTTCTTTGCGCACCAGCGCATTCGTCGTCTCCTGATTGCGGAGCGCCGCCTGTTGCTTCGTGGCCGCTTTCCCCGCGAAACTTTCCAAGGCCTCATTAATGGTCGATTTGCCGCCGGTCAGCGATGGCGGGATGACATAGCCCTTATCCACCGATTCGGCGATCGTCTTGTCTCTGACCGCATTGCGTGATTGCTGCGCGAGCGCCTCCGCCACATTGCTCCGTGCGTTCCCAGTGACTGCATTCGTAACTCCTTGAGCCACCGGTGCAAGGACAGCAGGAACCACCCAACTGCCTGGTGAGGCTGGCCCAAACTCCAGGGCTTTTTTCGCAATCGCACCGGCCCATGGCGAACCGGTCATGTCCTTAATTTGGTTGCCGTGCGTCTCGATGAGTTGTTGAGGGGTCAGGTCGAAACCTGCCTGCGCAATGGGGTCTTTTTTGTCGATGAGGCCAATCTTGGACGCGCCTTTGGTGATACCACCGGCCAAACTGACGAGCCCACGGTTGACCGGATCGACCAACGGGGCCATGGCTTTCGCGATGGGCTCGCCAATGACCTGCAGGATGCCACCAGGGCGATTGGGTATGCCCAGATCTGGAGCCGTCTTACCGCTGACCGCTGGCGGCGCGGAATATTCTGACCACGGCCCTTCGACTGGTGCCGCCTTGGCAGTCTGGTACTCTTCCCAGGGTGCGCCCATCTACTGCTTCTCCCAGCTGGATGGACTCGCCGGATCGCCGCCCTTAAACCGATAGCCGCCCTTCACCGTGCCGACTGCGGGGGCTTGCGGAATGGTCGATTGGGCTGTTGTGGTAGATACTGATGGGGACGCCGAAGGCGCAGACTGCCCTCCAGAGAAATGCGTCATCCAGTCTTGGCGATTGGCGTTCGGGACGATGTTTCCGGCCTTGTCCTTGGTGAAGCGCGGATTCTGTTCGACGTACTCATTCCAGGCCTTATCCGCGCCCAGCATCTTGCCGTGCTGCTCCAGGTACCATTCCTTGAAGTCCGCCCGCTCCTTCATGTTCTGCATCCCGCCCAACATGATTTGGACAATGTTCTTATTCGTCGCCGCATCGTTGAGCGTCGTCGGTCCCGCGCCCTTAATCAGCGTGCGTTCGAAGTTGGAAATCTGCCCTTGTCCGGGCTTGAAGTTGTTGATGGCGAGCTTATTTTCGAGCTGCTTGAGTTCCTGATAGTCAGGGTTAAAGGAGATGGGGCGACGCCCAGCGATCGGGCCGGTTTCCACTTTGTCCTGCAGCTCCTGCCAGCGTTGCAGATCGCCTTGGAGCGCGTTCGCGGCCTCGACACCCTTCTGATCCTGTGCGACTTCCTTAAGGCCTGCGTTGTAGTTGGCGGTCTCACGCTTGTTCTCCACGGTGCTGGGCTTAGCGATAGCTGAACCGATCGGCTTGATCTTGCCGCTTTGCGTAATACCCACAACCTGAGGACCGTTTTTCCCCTGAATCGTTTCGGTACGCGTCACTGGATCAGGCTCTTTGACCATCGGTGCTTGATACAGTACGCGGGCCTGCCCACCTTGAGGGCTGACGAGTGACTGTCCTGGGCCTACGGCAATCGGCGGTTTTTCTGCGGCTGGCACAGAGGCCCTGGATTGTCCAGTCATGGGATCTACTAAGGTTTGACCTGGTGACAGCGCGATCGGATGGGGTGCCGCAGATGGCACTGTAGCTCTGGACTGTCCGGTCGCTGGGTCCACGAGTGTTTGGCCCGGAGAGAGCGCAATAGGATGCGGAGCCGTTGGCGGGACAGACGCCGTCGGCTGGCCTGTACTCGGGTCGATCAATGTTTGCCCTGGTGAAAGCGCCATGGGTGCGCGAGGTAACGACGCCATCGGCTGACCCGTCTGCGGATCAATCAAAGACTGTCCGGGGGAAAGGGCCACAGGGTTATGTCGATCAGGGACGGAGGCTGTCTGCTGCCCAGTGTTCGGATCAATGAGCGATTGGCCAGGAGACAATGCAACAGGGGCCAGTGGCTTATCAGGGATGCGCTGGCTCACCTGGCCGGTATTAGGATCGACAAGTGACTGCCCAGGCGAGAGCGCCATCGGAGCCAGCGGCTTGTCGGGCATGCTGGCAATATGCTGACCGGTGGCCGGGTCAATGACCGTCTGCCCATGTCCGATGGTGATGGGAGTTTGAGGCTTATCAGGAATGCGCTGACTGACTTGCCCCGTGTTCGGGTCTACTAATGATTGACCGGGAGACAGCGCCATCGGCGCGAGCGGCTTCTCGCCCTTGCTGGCGATCACTTGCCCCGTTCGTGGATCAATCAAGTCCTGCCCATGCGACAGCGCCATGGGTGACGGGGCCTTTTCAGGTACCGATGCCGTGGCAGCTCCGGTATTCGGGTCCACCAGCGTTTGACCTGGTGATAATGCCATGGGCTTGTGGGGGGCCTGCGGGGCGAGGCCTTTGGACATGCTGCCAACCAATTGCCCGTTGCGCACAATGCCGATTCTGTCGCCCAGGTCCACATGCTGCGGCTTGTTCGCTTCCGCCTCGCGTGCGGCCTTGGCCTCGGCCTCCCTCGCCTGCCGCTGCGCTTCGTACTGCGCAAATCGCTGCACGGCGGGGTTCTGATTCGCCATGAGCCGCACCAGGCCCATGCGCTGGCCTTCCGGTGTGGCGGGCATCTCGGGTCGTTCAGGTCCTTGCGAGCCGTCTGGCACGGTGAGCGCCGGGCGTCCCTGCTGGCTCTCCTGATAGGACGCTAAGGCGTTGGCGACGTTCTGCTGATTCTGGCTTTCGAGGTGGGCGCGGGCCTTGTCGTTCTGCCTCGTCATGTAGGCCCCGGCAATGGCTTGCCCGATCTGCGCGAGCCCCTGCCCCCATCCGGCCGGCACATACACATTGCCCACCATCTGTCCCTGTCGCGGCGTCAGGCTCTGCTGCACCAGGAGGTTAGCAATCTGCTGCTTGCGATTGAGCGCCTGCATCTCCGTCCCGGTTTCGGGATCGAAGCTATTCAGGCTGAAGTTATCGCCGGAGGAGTTGCCCTGAATGTAGGGAGGGATGCCAATGTTGGTGGTATTCGCCATGGTCTCTTAGTAGAAGTTGTTGGTCGTGCCGCCGCCCCCGCCAGCCCCGCCGCCGAATGCGCTGATGCCCGCCGCGCCCAGCTGAAAGAGCCCGCTTTGGAGGTTGCCGGATTGCGCGGCCGCCGCGTTGTAGTTGTCTCGGCCCCATTGCCCCGACAGCTGTTGCGCCGCAAACACCGGCGCCGCCCCGACTTGTGCGTTTTGGGCGTATCCCGGTGTGGAGAAGGGGTTAGAGACTTGCGAGCCCGACATGAGGGCCGTAATTTCATTGAGGGGCACTTGCCGCTGCGCCAGCATTTCGGTAATCGCCTGCTTGCGGCGGTCTTGGTCCATTTGATAGGCCTGCGAGGTCAGCACGCCGCTATTGACGGCCGCCTGCGTACTGGCGTCGTTCAGGCCGCGCTGCAGCAGTTGCATCTGATCGTTGTAGGCTTTGGTGCCCGGACGAATGCCTGCGGCCACCAGGTCGGCATTTTTCTGATCGACCGCGCGGGCGTAATCCTCTTTGGGCCTCGCCATCATGGCGTCAATGGTCTGGTTGCGAAGGGTCGAGTAGTCGCCAGGAGCCGCAGGCGCATCGGAGAAATCGACACTTTTCCCCACGACGCCTTGCAGGGCAGAGGCCCCCTGCCCGCTCAGTTGCGAGAGCTGTAGCTTGGTGGCGTTGGACTGGTCAAGCAGAGCTTGCTGTGCAGGAGAAAAAGATTGCGTCAGCGTCGGCTGATCGCCGTCCCAGGTTACGGTTTGCGTCCCGTAGGGCGAGATGACGTTAGGGTTATTGATCTTGCCTTGAGCCTTGGCGGCCTCAAGATTGGCCGCGCCTTGCTCTTTGGCGGCGCCGGAATAATCAGGTGCGGGGGGAGGTGACGGAGCACACATGCAAAACCTCTTCGGAGGCGTCATGTGTGCTGTCGGCACACGGGGTGGAATGTTGCGTACTATTCTGTGCCCGATTTTCGGGGTTGTCTAGCAGCTTGGAGTACTGTTGGATCACGGGCTGATAGTGCAGCATGGTCAAGAGGCCATGAATGCCGCTCGTATTATCCACCTCACAAGAAAACAGGAGTTCATGCACGCCCCGATCGCGGCACCACGCCTCGACGTATCGCAAAAACTTCAGCGCGTTCCGGCCATTCCGATACGAGGGGGCGAGATACAGCGTGTCCTCGGTGGCGGTCAGGAGTTGCGAGTGCATGGAGGGGGTCACATAGATGCCGAAATAACCCACCATCTTCTCGGCATCGCGTGCTGTGAACAGGAAGAAGTAGCCCGCCTTGTTGAGCGATTCATACCGTTCCCGCGAAGGACAGAACGGCTCATGCCGCCGATAGGTCTGCGTGCTGGCCCAATGCTGCGCCGCCAGCGCCAACACCTCATCCCAACAGATCGCGACCGGTTCCAGTGCGAAGGTGATCAGATGATGCCTCCTGTCTCATAGAGCAGCCCCATCGCAATCCAATCAATACTGGCCGTCCCGCTGGTGACTTGCAGTTTTGGCGCAATGGCCACGCCCGGGGAAGCCCCAATGCTTTTCCAGGTACGCAGCACATCGTTGGCGTCGTCCCACTCGGACACATCCCAGGTTGCCTCATCCCAGAGGGCTTTACTCGACACATATTCCAAGAGCCCGAACATGGGCCGGTCCTGAAAGTCCACGTCAATATCCAGGCCGTAACTGCCCTCGCCATTGACGCCAAGAATGGGCCGCATCATCTTGACCTGTTTGACCTTCTCCATTTTCCCCAGGTAATTGAACGCCTGCTTCCCGTAGCCGACGATCGGCATGGGGATGGGCAAATGCGAGACGACATCCAACTCGATGTCCTCCACATGCGGGTAATCGGTCGTGCCATCCCACGCGCGCAAAATCAACGTATCGTCGCCATGGTCGCAGCAGAAGTACAGCCCCAGGTTAAACACCGCAAAGCTCTCGGCATTCCAATAGGTGAACCGGCACCAGGCTCGAGAAATCGTATTCATCACGTATTGATCATGCGCGCCGCCTTCGGCAATCGGCACATTGACGATCAGCGCGTTTTGGGTCGGGAACACGGTCGTCTGCCAACCTGGCACGTTCCCGGAAATCTGGGCCGACAGGGTGAGTGTGGGATGGATCTTGTAGGAGATGGCAAACCGGTTATCGACGTTGGCACTTTTCAGCGCCGACGACATTTCGAACAGGCCGGATTCTGTCAGAATCAGGAGGTCTGCCCCGTACTGGGTCATACAGCGTCGCCCGAGTGGCTTCCCGACAAAGAAGGTTCCGATCTTGGCCCAGGCGCTCGACGAGGACGGATTGTTGCCCTGATAAATAATGGCCTCGCCTTCGCTCGTGACAAACACGGCCACATCGTCCTGCCCGTCTCCGGCATCCCGCGTCCAGTTGGCCATCGCCATGATATAGCCGCCCTTTTTCGCTTCGGCAGCAATACTGAAGGATGAGAGGGCGCCACCCGCGGCTCCGGCCGCCAGATACCAGAAGTCCAGGCTTTGGGTTTCAATGAAAAACAGCCGCCCCTTAAAGACGTTCACATTGATGAGGTCGGTGAGTGTCACCCCACTGAGCGCGGGCGTACTCGCGCCGGTGATCTCCACCCACGTACTGCCATCGTAGTAGCGCGGGGCATCGACCCCGTTGACGATGATCAGCCAATTGTTGGTGCCATCGCCGAACATGGTTTGCTGAAAGGCGCCGTCCGTAATGGTCACGGTCTCAGCAGCTGGGGTCCCGAGCGATGACGTGACATCATAGACGGCAGAGGCCGTGGTGACAAAGAGTTTATTCGTCCCGGTCAGGCTGTTGTACACCAGTAAGGTCCGCCCATGCCCTGGCACCAATTGATGTTTCGATGAGCCAGGCCGGAGCGTACAGAACGACGTCTGCGGGAAGAAGTTATCCAGCGCGACGGCATCCGTGGGCGACATGCGCGCCAGCGTGTCCTTGGTATTCCATCCGCCGATCGGTGCAGGCAAGGTCGCCGTCTGCGCCACAACGGCACGCGGGATGGCTTTGGTGCGTTGGGGGATTCTCATAGCGCCCAGCTCCCCGGCGACACAAAGATGCCCGGCTTCGGACTCCACGCCTCACAGTCCATGTGCAGGTTCTCCTTGCCGCCGTCGTGCCCCAGCCAGTCCTTCACCTGCTTTTCATAGGTGGCAAAATCCTCGGCATACTCCAGCCCCTTTTCCTTCTTCCAGCGCCAGCGCAGGCCTTGCAACAGCAATTCACCCGGCAACACCGTAATGTCCTCATCCACCAAAAAATATTCGCGTCCGTCGCCGTTGCTGGCCAAGATCCAATTCTTGGTGAGGTATTCGAACGCCAACGTATCGCCAGCCGGCGGCGCGGGATTGATCAGCAACGCCCCGCCGCGAATGCGATAGCGGTAGCGCGGGCCGGTACTGAGCAACGCTTTCTGCGCCTGCCAGTCTCGGCTGGCCATCGGGCCAATGATCGGAAGCTTCGTCGTGCGGTTCCAGATCGTATGATTCTTGATCCACCGGAAGTTGTTGGGGGCAATGTCAATGATGGCCCCCTGACTCTCCTGCGCGAGCGTCGTCCAGGTCGCCTCATACATCATGCTTTCCCAGTCGCCGCGCCCCGCCAGATCCTTGCCTTCTTCTTCCAGCAAGGCCCTGATCTGCTTAATCTGCGCGTCTCCGGTACCCATCACCGTGGTCGGCGAATCAATGCCGGTGCGCTCGCAAAACCGCACGACAATATCCAGAAGACTGAGCGGATCATTCGAAAACGACGCGCCGGAACCGATCGTGCTCATGCGTTAGGCCCCCCTGGTGATAATTGGCGATACGGCAAGAATGACTTCCTGCTCGGCACATCGATAATCAGGACATGAGAGAATAGTGCTGGGTCGCGATCTGCGAACATCTCAATAAAGGTCACATGTCTGGGATGCGGTAAATATCCTTCTATGTCGCACATGTAACACTTCATGAATCCTTCTGTTGGCAGACAGAGAAATGCTTGGGCTGCGCCACAGAGCGGACATGCCCCGCGATAAAAGTTGCAGCTATCCTTTGTGAGGGTCGCAATCATTCGCGCTCCATGGGCTATCTCGTATATAGCACCAGAAGCAGAGATCTACTTGATGCCAATTCGAAAAATTGACCTCTTTTCCTGGAGCTTCAGTTTTCCCGCAACCACGACAAACCTTTGCCATGCGTTACCTCTTTCGCTTCCCTGCCTGTGGAGTATCCAGAATGTCGTCAGCGGTAATGTCTGCAGGTTGCTGCACTTCGTGGTAATTGGGGGCCTGCTTCTGCAAGGCGTTGAGGCGTTCGTTCAACGAGTCCAGCGACAGCTTGAGTGCCTCGTTTTCCTTCTTGAGTGCCGCGACTTCCATGGTCAGCGGCCCCTTGTCCTGCGCCTGCGCCAACCAGGCCTGTGCTTTCTGCTTGAGGTCGATCGCCCCCATGCCAAGACGACGCAACCCTTCGTCGTTCAAGGACGCCAAATCCTCCACCGTGCGAACATGGATCGCAAGCAGCGAGGTCACTTGCGCGGGAGAGATGACCGGCCAGGTCTTAATCGGCGTGCCCTGGACGGGCAATTCCTGCCCCTGCTTCCAGCGCGTGTAGGCTTCTTCGTAGCGGGAGGCGTGCGCGGGATTGAGGCGCCCTTGCGCCACATCCACCTTGTTCTGCGCCAGCCAGGTCTCGACTTTGAACACGACCGAATCATTGCTGCCGATCTGGCGCACCGTCACGCGGTCCTCATCAATGGCCACATACCGCCCCTGCTCCTGGCTCTGCTTCGGCAGATGCTTGGCCGCGGTGGAAAATTCAACATATGCGGGTTTGCCATCCTTCGTGTTGAGATCTGGCCTCATGTCTACGCTCATACACCCCCCTTGATCGCTTCGACGCGCATGTCACGCATCGGGAAATGATACTGCGGTTTCTGTAACGTGATCGCCTCAAACCCTACGGAGGCCAGCAGATCCACGAGCATCTGCTTGGTGTAGCCCCACTTGTGCGTCATCCGGGCGTCCTGATGTTTCGGGTCTCCCCACAAGGGCCACCAGCTCATAAAGGCCGCCAGCGGTTCGCCCTTCTGCATCGCGAGCGTCATGTAGTGCAGCACCTTATCCATGCATGGCAGTTCGAGGATGAGGTGCCCTCCAGGCTTGAGCACGCGTTTCCATTCCGTCAGCATGGGTCGCGCTTCCCACTCATACACATGCTCCAGCACATGAATTCCGGCAAGCCGGTCTACGGTATCGTCTCCATAGGGGAGACAGAGAAAGTCTGAGGTGGTGTCGTTGACCCACCCTTCCCAGACGCAGGACCCGGCGCCGAGGTTGATAGACAGGCCTGGATGACTCGGCTCCACGCACACCCCACTGTTTGAGGCGAAAATCGTGCCGCGATGTACGCTTGTGCCAGTTCCGTGCGCTGGTTCGCCTCCGCTGGATGCTGGCTCGCCCATTCAATGCCCTCCTTGATATTCCCGATCCACATTCCCGGCAGGTCCATGATCGACGGATGCGGCTCTGCCACCACAAAGCACCCTTGCCGAATGGCCTCAACCGTCCGGTTGCAGCTTTTATAGTCTGCCGTCGCAGGCATCACGACGATATCCGCTAGGGCAAATTCGGCCTTCATCCCCGACAGGCTCCATGGGATTTGCCCGTTGGCATTGGTGACGACGCGCAAGGGATAGCCAGAGAGTTGCGGCCGAATCCGCTCCAGGCTCGGCAGGTTGAGCGCATGTCCGAACCACAAGAGATCATTCGTCGTCTCATAGTGCGGCGGTTCTTCGTCAAACTCATACGGGTCATCAATCACCGTCGCGTCATAGCCCATCTCTTCCAGCCGCTGCCGAAGCACCTCACTGGAGCAGGTGACGGCATCGGCCAGTGCGAGCATTCGCTTGTAGTGGAGATTGCTCAGGTGGCTATCGCAAATATCAACAATCAGCTTCGCCCCGCGCACCTGCTGTGCCGCGACATCATGGATCTGGAGGCCATCGGGCTTGGACACAATCAAGACATCCGCCTTCCAGTCGTTGATGGAGGCCCCAAGCGCTTTCGCGGGAATCTCGGCGCGATAGCGATAACTCGCCATCTGCGGGCCGAAGGCATGGAGAAAGGCAATGCGCGGCTTGTCCATCTTCGCCCTGGCCTCCACAATGGTCTGGATCAAGCCTTCCCCATGCGCCCGGATCTGAATGTCTGGGGCCGTGGTGTAGATGTTCTGAAACTCTTGCGCCTGCGCCACCATGGCGGGACTGCAATAGAACATCTTGCCGTCCACCACGATCTCGCTAACCTTGTCGTCCGGGTCTGGCTTGTCGCCGTTCATGCGCAACGCGCCGTCTTTCAGACAGGAATCGAACCCGTACAGCTCAAAGTGCCGGAAGCCCATGCTGTAAAAGAGGGTTATCGTGCGGAGGCCAGTCGTCGTCCCTCCTGCAATAAGAGGTGTCCCACATGGGGGGACAGTTTGGCCTTTTCGCACGTAGAGGTGCCACAACTGCACGTGATAGGCAGATAAGTGATCGAACATGGACGGGTGGCACTGAGAGGCGATGAAATAGTCCACTCGTGAACTGGGCCGCTTGAAGCATTTCGCCCGAGACTCTTGCGGGTCGATCGCCACGGCAATATGCGGGTAAATGCCATGATCGATAAGCCAATCGTGCGCATCCTTGAGCGCCACGATGACATGGCCTTGCTCTTTCGCATTGCGAATCGCCTCCAGTTGTGAGGCCACGGAGGGGCCGGAGCCCACAAGGACTGCCGTCCCTCCGTGCGCCACATGCTGACCCAAGACGGGCAGATTCCGCGCGAGCGCCGACGAGATGTTGCGGTACAACTCTTCGTCTGACGCTACGCAGCGAACTGTCATCGTAAAGGGTCGCAGCTCCATGCTAGCCACCGCCCCACGTACGGACGACCGCGTTGGTCATCGTGCACGGCGGCGCGCTGGCCGATGTCGCCGAGGACTTCAGGATAATGCCGAGGCAGTACCCTGCGGTTACGGTCGTATCATCCAGCTGTCCCGCCGTGGACGTGGTGAACAGCGGCACGTTCGGCTGACAGGCAATCAAGGTGGACACCCGCAGGTCATGCCCGCGAGTGAACAACCACCCGTAGTTGCCCGAGGTGATCGCGTTTTGGGCAATCGCCAAGGTCGAGCCGGTCAGTGCGTTGGTGGTCGTGATCGGCACAGCGGCGATCGATGCGCCGGTTGCCGAGCTGGCGTTGAGGACAATGCACGCGTCGTACTGCGCGATGGTGGACGCGGCTTTCACATAGATGGCTTCTCCGCCATCCGTGGTACTGACGCGCATCCCCAGGTTGGCGCGCTGGTCCGTGGTATTCGCGTCCAGCGCCGGAGTAACTGAAGGGGTCGTGATCACTGCCATGGTGGAATCTCCTTTGTTAGCAACTATGGACGGCTACATTTAGCCTTCGGCCTACATTTAGGCCTTGATGACGCCCTGCAATTTCCGGTTGGAGCACCACATGTTGCCCATCCAGAGAATCGGGATGACCACGCCGTCCTGGTTGACGGGGGCCTTTTCGTCCATCTCGTCCATGTCGGCATCCTGGTGCGCCGTCACGCCTAAATACTCGGTGTTGAGCATGTAGGTGTGGTTGGTCGGGATGCCGGTGTTGCCGTCGAAAATCACGTCGGCCGTTTTGTACTTCAGCGTCACAAACCCGCCGTTCGCCATCTCTGCCGAGGCGTACCGCTTCAAGGAGGTCTGCGACCCCTCGAAGAAGGTGTAGTGGTTCGTGTCCATCACGATCAGGTCCGGCTGATCATTCGGGCCGCGATCGATGGAGAGCCACAAGGGCAACATGGCTCCGTTTTCGATGGTGGATGCGCTGAGCGTCACGGAGTTGTCCGAAAGGTCAAACACCGTGTTCTGCCAGAAGCTCCAGGTGTTCGCGTCGATGCCGCCCACCGTGTTGGTGTTCGTATCGGCCACGATCGCCTGCAGGCCGTTAATCTGGTTCGTGAGCGATCCCGCCGAATACAGATCGGAGCAGAAGTTATTGCTAAAGGTGCGAATCGCGTTCTTAATGCGGGCCTTCGCCAAATCGACGATCTGGCTGTCTCCGCTGTTGATGCGCAATTCTTTCCCGCTGGCCACCACGTTAATGGCGATCTGTCGCCATTGAAATTCCGCCGCCGAAATGACTTCCGACTGCGAGATATTCAACGTGTCCCAATCGCTATAGCGCTGATAGGTCCCGTTGGCCGCATAGTCCAGCGGGATGGCAATGGTCAGACCGCCGTCGATGGTCTTATAGTTGCCTTTGCGCTTCATGTACTTGAGCAAGGCATTCCGCGTGCTCAAGTTGTCTTTGACATCCTTCCGGTGCTTCCGGTAGGTCGTGGAGACCAACTCGGTAAACGTACTGTTAGCGGGCATGATGGCTCCTTATGGGTTAATGGGTCCGCTCCTTGATCGACTTCAACGTCGATTTCAGGGTGTCCTCCATCGTTCCCTCGGCCGCCTCTGTCGGAGTGCGCATCGAGTCGCGACTTCTGACGTTGACGCCGGCCGCCGCTTTCTTAGGGAGCGCGGACAACCGGGCGTTCTCTTTGAACTTGGCTTCGGCTTCTGTCTGAACCCGAGCCAGTTCCTTGGCGCGTGTCACCGGATTGGCCCACACCGCCTGATCGTAGGCGTCCTGTAAGGTCGCCCCGTTCTTAATGAGATTCACGATGTGGTCGTGACACTCATCGAAATAGGGGTGTGTGGGGTCCGAGGCAAACGCCTCCACTTCCTTCGCTGATTTGCTATAGGCCTCATCCCAGGCGGCTTGGGCCTGTTGTCGTTGCTGTTCTTTGAGGCTGTCCACCTCGGTCTGCATGGCCTGTATCCGAGGATCGAGCGGCATCTGCTCTGCTGCAGGATCGGCATTCAATTTCAGGTTCTGCCCGAGCTCTCTGTAGGCCTGCAGGCGGCTTTCCATACTCCCGGTGGTCAACCGTGCATGCGCATTGAGCAGCATCTTGACGGCTTGCGGGCCGTCCTTGCCGTCTTGCCGTAAGGATTGCTCATAGGGGGCCAAGGCGTCCTGGTAGGCCTTCGCGAGGGTCGCGCCCTGTTTGTACTGATCCAGCCCGTCGAGCATTTGCTTTTCGCGCTTATCCCAATAGTCCTGCACTTCCTTGGGGGTCTTGCCCCAGTGGTCGTGCATCTCTTTTGGCCAGGACTTGGGGGCTTCGCGCACGGTGGGCGCCGGCTGTTCGGTCAGGGTCGTAGAATCCGCAGGCGGAGCAGCCGCAGCGGGCGCCGGTACTGATGACGAGGGAGGTGGGCTCGCCGCCTTCTCGGGTGCCGCCGCTTGATGGCCGGGAGAGGCCTCCGCCTGCGGAAAGAGCTCGCTGCCGATCTTGTCGACCGCAGCGTCTATGTCAAAACTCGGCTCTGATGTTTCAGTCGTCTCGACGGTCTCGGCAACAGCCTCAGTACCCATAGCCCTCCTATTTCCTCACAGCCTCAGCTGTCAGGCCCTGTTCAGTCAGTTCGCTGTACAATTTCCCGCGTTGTTTCGTGCTCATTTTTTCAATGGATCGCTCGACGTGCTGATCGATCGATTTCTCCATCGCAGCTTCTTGGTCTTTCGCCCGTCGCGCCTGATCCGTGCGCATCTCGGGGTCATAGGGGATGCTGCCCGTCCTAGCGAGATCGTTCCGCCGTTGTTGCCATGTCGTAATGTGCTCTCCCGTCACTGGCGAGTCGTACCGGCACTCCGGTTGTGCAGAGACCAACAGCGGGGCCGTGATGATCTGCGAGGCGAATGCATGACATTCTGGGCACTCAATCATGGCCTCATGCAGCGCCAACGGGAGAAATACTTCGGTCACATGGCTATTGGCACACGAGTACGCGTACAGCGGCATTACGACACCCCTTGCGGCTTCGGCACGTTCAACGATGGAAACGCCAAGCCCAACTCCCGAAACCAGAGGTCGGCGTGGTCGCAAAACTGATAGTCGCGGAACCATGGACCACCTTCGGTATAGTGCAACAGCTTCGCGTGAGGATTCGGCGGATACTCCCCGACTAAATGATTCCATTCCTTCGGCAAGGGTTGAATGTCCAGCTCTGGCGTGTTCAACCACTTGAATTGGTGCAGATCCAAACCGCTCGCGCTATTCACATACTCCGGCGTCAACGCCTCGCAATACTTGTTGCGAAACAACATGAGGCTGGACCAGTTCTTTTTCTCGTACTTCGTCTGCGCGTGGCCTTCAAACTTCGACGCGTAGCGCGGCGTATAGTCATGCTGCACGACATAGACACAGGTAGTCGGCCTTTCCCTGGCATATCGCATCAGCTCGTACACGTCGCCCTGGCAGAGCATGTCGCAATCCATAAAGAGCGAGATGCCGCCGTAATCCGACAGGTACGGCACCAGGAACCGCGTCAGGCTAAATTCGGTGCTTTCCGTTGGCCCACGGTCTCGCGTATAGATGCCGCGTGAGCGCAAATGCGCCTGCACGAGCGGCACAATCGCCACGGGCCCCGAGGCATGCCGCATGATGGAGTGCGAGAGCACATGGAGCGCCAGCGGTTCCTGCGGATCATAGCCAATGAACACGGTTAAGGGTTTTCTGCTCACGCGGGAACGGCCTCCTTCTTCTTGGCGGACTCCTTCTGTGCCATCTTGATTTCGCGGTGCTTCGCGTCCAGGTCCTGCTTCTGCGCGTCAAGGTTCAGGCTGTCTTGTCCCGCCTGCAGTTGCATCTGTTTCTGGGCCAGCTGCTGTTGCATCTGGAACAGCTTCATCTGTCCCTGGAGTTCCATTTCACGGAGAGACAGATCCAACTCGCGCTGCTTGTGCTGCATCTCGGCGGACATGGCTTGTTTTTGGAGCTGCATTTCCGACTGCTGTTGTTTCATCTGCAGCTGCTGCTCGGCCATCTGCTGCTGTTGCTGGAGTGCCTGCTTTTGGGCTTCGCCGCTGTCATCCGGCGGCTTCGGGGGCTGCATGGCCTTAATGGAGTCCTCCACTTCGGACCCAAAGCGAAAGCGCCGAGTAATGGCGAGCAGCATGGCCTGCGCCGCCTGAAAGGGCATAGCCCCGTTGATCACGAGCGGCCCCACACTCTGCAGATACTGCCCCAGGGCCGCCATTAGCTCGGCTATCGCTTTCTGATCTTCCACAGCCTCCGGCTCCACGGTGCTGTTCGTCTCGATATCCACCCGGTAAGCCCGCTGCAGATCGTTCCGCAGGACATCGAGCACCTGTGTCCATTGGGGCGCTTGCAACTGCGCCTTGATCTGCTCCATCTGGGCGAGTAATGGATTCTGTGGCGCCGGTGGAGCCCCAGGCATGCCCGCACCAGGGGCCGGCTGGCCAGGCACACTTGGGGGCGCCGGTGGCTGGAGCGCCAGTTGTTGCTGCATGGTCTGCATCAGCGCCGTGAGCTCGTTGTATTTGGCGCTCAACAGAAACGGCAGGCCGGTCATCTTGGCCCAGGTCTCTTCGCTGAATTTCTTCGCGGCCAGTTCAAGCATCATGCGGAGCAGATCGCGAGAGTAGCGCTGCACCTCTTTCTGATACCGCTTGAGGCGGAGCGTTCCCCACTGCGTTTTAATCTCCTGTGCGCCGAGGGTTTCCGACGCTTTGCTGGAGCCGCGCACGATATCGGAGATGCCCGTGATTTCGTAGATGACCTGCTTGCATTGCTCGCGGGCGTTGTAGAGCTGAACGAGGGTCGCTATCAGCTGCTCCAGCGGCAGGAACCAAATCGCGTTCTGTAGCCCCTTTTCGGCGGCCAGTGAGGCCGACTTGTCGGCCGGCACCAACTCATTATCATCCGCCTCCATCAGCTTTTTCAGATCGTCGCCGAGTTCCCCGTCATAAATGCCTTTCGCCTTAATCGCTCGGCACACGTTCTTGATACGCCGGGTCAACTCGTTCAGCTCACGCGCTTGCGACGCATAGAGTCGATACGGGGCGGTCGGGACGAGCGTATGTGTTTTGCGAATAAACTGGATGGGCTTCGGGCAGTTAAAGAAGCCGGTCAATCCAAGAGGGTCGTCCTCTTCTTTTAGGTACCCGTCTTTATATCCTTCGCTGACGTACAGGACCTTTTTCCCTCCGTCTTTGTCCCAAATTTGGTAGATGCGCACGGTTTTGCGTTCACCGCGATGGGACTCCGCCTTCGCCTCTTTGGACTCGTCAGCACGGCCCACGCTCTCCGAATCCGAGTAGACCAGCTTTCCAGCCACCGCTTGGCCAAAGAGGCGAGTCGCTTCCGCTTTGTCGATGTCTTGCGCATAGGCAATCCAGGGAACCTGGCTCCATTTGGTGGCATATCCATACAGCACGCGATCCCATTGCGTCGTCTCAACGCAGACCAGCTCAGACTGCAGCACCTCGACCGGCTCCTCCCCCTCTTTCGCTGGGGCTTGTGCCAGATCGGCGTCATATTTCACGCTGCAGCCACCGCGCCCCGGCAAGAGCCCGTTGAGTGTGGCGTGCGCAAGGCCATCATCGATGGTCTCGTAGCCTTCCATGTTGGTATCTAGGATGAATTCGAGGCCGCGCTGCCCAGCTTGGGCCGCCGCCTTGCCGATCGGGTCGTCATCCTTAAAGCGCCTCTGCACAACCGGACGCGGGACAGCCGAGTAGATGGCCGGCAGCAATGTTTCGGTGTTCGAAAAGACGATGTTGAATGGCGCGGACGTGCTCACCCCTTTGTCGTCGTCCTTCCCCCCCTCGTAAATGTCGAGGACTTCCTTCCCTTGCTTGAGAAAGGCTGCCTCTCGCTTGCGGCAGGCGTCGAATTCCTTGAACCATCGGCCCACCTGCGCCGATGGGCTGTCGTCGCGCTCGTCTGTTGGGGTACCTACAGTCGTCACATTGCACCATCGTCGTTAATAAAAAAGGCGGTCGCATATACGAGGATCAACACGCCACCAGCCACGAGAAACGCCGGGATGACAATGGCCGCGACGGCGAGACCGGCACAGGTTGCCCAAATGAGCTTCATGCTCGCCTCCTACGGCATCATCAGGATCAGGTCCGCTAATCGTTTCCCCATGATGGCGGACCCATCATTGTAGGTTTGCCCAGGATGCACGCCATCTCCAGAACCCCAGGACGCTTTGAGGTCATTGCTGCCATCCGTCGCATCCGCGAACACGTCATAGACGGGATAGCCCAGCGTTTTGATCCAGGCGTTGTACCCATCCATCACGGTTTGCATGCTAGCGTTCGCGGCGTTGTAGGGTGGCACCGTGAGCAGAATGATCTTCATGCCTCGCGCCTCCGCCGCAGCGATCTGTGCGAGGCGACGAGACTGCATCACGGCCAGCGTTTTGGCTTGCGCCACATCGTTTGTGCCCCCCTCCATGAGGCACAGCGTGTAGGGAGACGCCCGAGGGCTCACATCCGTTTCGGCAAAGGCCGAGGCAATCTGGGTCGTGATTTCGTCGGTCTGCGCACCGGACACGCCGCGGAAGTTCACGGCAATTGGCTGATTGCGCAAAAACCGCCGCATGTGCGCCGGGAAGTCACCCCAGGTTGACGGCGTGTTTTCTTCCTCATTGGCCCAGCTGTCGCCAATAACCAGGACGCTGGAATTGGAGGGGATGGCATAGGTGCTCCCGAGCGTCGGCGTGTTCACGAGGGTGCCGGTCAACGTCGTGTCGTAGGTGTAGGCAAAGGCCCGCTCATCTCCTGGCGTGACATATTCCCAGGGATAGGCGCGATCTTGCGGAAACGGTTGCTCCACCATGACGTTGCCAAACCGGATCGTCGCATTATTGGCGTTCGCGCTTAGGACCCCGATGCCAATTTTGACGATGGTCGTTCCTGTCGAGGTCGAGGTAAAAATCATCGTGTGACGGCCCACCGTCAGGTTTTGAATCGACGTGGTACCAGTGCCCGTGCCGGACACGAGGCCGACGTGGTAGCCATTGAGCGTGCCGGTCTTGGAAATCACGTCGAACGAGACGATGTATTTGGTCCCCGCCACGGTCTTGAAACCAAACTGTGCCCAGACGCGTTCGAGGGTTGTGACCGTCGAGGCGCATTCAAACCACTGCCCCCCATCGACATTCGCTCCCCACGTAATCCCCGCCGTGTCAGTGGGGAAATCCCCCCATGACGTACCCCCGCCCTTCTTGTAGAGCTTGTAATTGACGGAAAGGGTATTGCGGACAATGCGCGGCTCCGTCCGTTGCGACACTGCCGGCCTCGGCGGCACATTGACGTACAGCGGATTGATGGGCACTGCAGGGCGTTCGGCCTGTGCCAGCATTGGGAGCTGGCACATCGCCAACAAGAGCATGGCTATCAGTCGCGTCATGATGCTGGCCACCATGTCACTACCACCAGGTTGTCATCTGCGGCATTCGAACAAGTAATCGTCGCCGCCCCTGCGCTATTGATCATGCCGCCATAATTCCGCTCCCCCACAAAGGCGGCCGGAATCGTGAACGACTGGGCCGTACCTGCACTGTCGGCAAATCCGGTAATGACACAGGTTCCCGTGAGCGCAGCGTGCACAATGATTCGCTTCAGATACGTGTCATTGGCCACGCCACCGCCAATGGTGATCGCCGATGTCGTACTGACCACAAACCCGTTCGCGATATCGACGTTCGCCAGGTGACTTTTCGTGGCAGAGCCCGACAGTCGCTCCCCCGCCATCAGTCGCGGCGAGGTCATCCGCGCCCCGGTAATGTCGCAGACCCCATCCGTCAACAACGTGCCGTTGGTATAGGACGCATCAGAGGTGCGCACCTCACAGGCATAGCTCGCTCCTGATAGTGCGAGAAGGACCAGGAACGCTAGAAAGGCGGCTACTCGCTTCATGGGCAACATGCTCCTGTGGAAAGGTTGTAGAGACGCAAGTAATACACGGTCGTAGTCGTGTTACTAAGAGAGAGTCCGTACAGCGTGCCTGCCGACCCCTTGACGCTGGTGGCATTAGTGGATGCACCAGCCGCCGTGTATGAGGTCAGTCCCGCTGTCGGGACCACCACTTCATTCCCGCTGGAATCCGTCATCGTCACGCGGACGGTGTGGGCACTGGAATTCCAGATATCGGCGAGGATGGCGACCAGCCCACGCAACTTCCCAGAGATGGTGCCGGTCGTGACCACACACAGCGCCCAGGACACCGAGGGCGAGAGGAGCAGCGCGGCAAGCAGGACCAGTGTTTTCATCGGGGGCATCCTTTAACTATTGGCCCAGGCTCGCGCCTGTCGTCGTTTGGCAAAATGGGCGGCACGCATCGCCCCCCAGGTTTGGCGGCTTTCGTCGCCTTTCAAGATCTTGTCGACCAGTGGCGAATCCGGCTGCTGCGGGTGCTTCACTTTCCAACTCAAGGACAACGTCCGCCAGGCGTCGGCGGGGTGTGACGACCAATCGTGCTTCGGCGTGTCGAGATACTTCTTCAATTCGGGGTCCCATTCCCGGTGGTAGTGCCGCAAAGCGTTGAGACCGGTCTTGCAGCGCGTCTTGTGGAATCGGCAGCGCGGGAAGGTCTTTCTGGCGGCAATAATGCCCTCTTGCACATCCAGGCGCGGGACGATCACGAAGCGGCCCAACTCAGGATGCCGTTTCGCCGCGTCGTGGAATTGCTGGAGGATGCTTTTTCCGCCGGCCGCCAGGGTGCGAGGTCTGGCATCGTGCGGGAGGTAATGTGTGCCGTAGGTAATCCCGAGTTCCTGTCGTTTTCTCAGGAGAAAATGGACGAGGCTCTTTTCGGGCTGATCGGGATTATCGATATCCCATCCTGGCTCCGAAAAATGGTCGATAATGTCGATCATCTGGCCATTGAATTGGCGAAACCAGATCGCGGTATCATCTGTCCGGCCGAGATCCCAACCAGTGTCGACCACGGCCTCTGACGAAATTGGAAAGTCACAAATTCGGCCTTGCGTCTGGGCAAAATCCAAGGCTTCGGCCCAATAGGCGCCGGGAATCGCTGCATCGAACGAGCAATAATTTTCTTGCAGCCAGATCGCCTTGCCATAGGCCTCGCCGTGTTCGGCCTGCAGCTCGGCCAAATCGTTCTGCAGCTCTTTCTGGCTCAGGATTTGGGTATCTTCGACCGTCAGCGTTTCGGCGAACCAGCCGGGGGCGGTTTTGGCGAACTCGTGCATGTTGTAGAAGTGGTTTTGACCACGAGGCGTAGAGATGAAGACGGCCCAGCCTCCGTTTTCACGCAATATCGGCCGGAGATAAGCCCAGCTGGCAGGATTCGCGAGGGCGTATTCAGAAAACACAATTCCGCAGGGGGACGACCCAACGAGCGAATTGTAATTGTCGCTCCCGGCAATCTGCCACGTACTCCCGTTTTTGAATTCGATGAACATCTCCTGGTCATTAGTCCGCTTCCTCAATTCCTCGGGGAACGCCTCATCGATACGCTTCTTGCCGGTATGCGGGTTGATCTGCGTCCAGATGGCTTTCCGGGCCTGCTCCTTCTCCGGCAGCATGTGCCAGTAGGAGCCGACGCGCGTATGGGCCGCAATGCACGACCAGTGCAGGCAGACATCATCTTTTCCGAACCGCCGATGCCAGCACACCGACGCCCGCGTGCCGCCATCCATGAGGTAATTCCACAAATTCCGCTGCCGTGCGCGAGGGGTCCAGTTATGCGGGAGAACAATATCCATCAGCGGGGCCGCTTCATCTGCGTTTCGGTTAAGGCTTGCGCCACCTTCTCTACCCGCTCCAGTTCCGGCTTCAAATCCGTCACCTTCGCCGGCGGCAGCGGCTTCTTCACGAGGATGCGTTTCACTTGATGACCGCTCCCGGGCTCTCAAAATTCGTCTTGACGGCTTGGCTCCCCGTCACACTCTGCGTCATGCGTCCGACGTTCTGGTAGGCCAGCCCGAGGCCAATCCCGAGCGCTAGCGGCATATTGCTCACGAATCCCGCCGCTGCCGATCGGGCCGGCGAATCCATCGCGATCGAGCTGGCCGTCTCCACCCGCGTGTCCTCTTTCGGGCAATAGCCCTCCTGCAGCTTCCAGCAGTACGTCACGCGCTGCCAATTCGGCGCCCAGAAATTCCGTGAGTGCGCGTCCTGCACATACTCATTGCCCATCTTGTACACGTCCACCACCGGCGCGCAGGCCGAGAGGATGGATATCGCCACCATCACGCCAAGTATCTTCATGCCTTCAACCCCACAATCACCTCAGCGGCCTGCGCCGCCGCATTGTTCGCCGCCGTCGTCCGGACCCATCGATGCCGCCCCGGGTACACCACCCCACCCGTCACGTACCAGTGCTGATACGTCCCATCCGCCCGCGCATCGTGCCGGATCACCCGGGGGTCATTCGGATTCGCGCCTAAGACCGCCTGGAGACTCGCCGCATTAATCGCCATTACTTCTGCTCCTCTCGTTGACAGGAGGCCTTCACCATCCTGCCTGGCTCTGTCTGGTAAAACTTCTGCAACTGCGCGTTTCGGGAAACCTCTTCCGCCCGGCAATCCCGCTCCGTCGCAAACCGGATACTGGGATAACTCGGCGATGTCACGACCTGCCCATTCGGCATCGTCGCGTAGAGCGTAAACACCAACAGCCACATGTCAGGGCTCCCTTCTGTCTAACCCCAATTTCTGCAGGCCCCGGCGGGCCATCAGCCCATTCTGCGTTTGCCGGCCACCCTTCCGCCGTCGTTTCGCAAACGCCTCATTGTGCCCTTGCTTCCACCGCTTCCCCGCCTTCACCAGCGCCCCACACCCACACGCGCACGTCATCGCGCCCCCAGATTGTCGCCGTATGAGTTCGTAGGCGAAGATACGGGAGGACTCCCATTCGTGCCGCCTGAGGGCAAATTGAGCGCCTGTGAGGCCATTCCCGCTCGCTCCGCTGCTCGGTAGTTGTCGTCGGTCAACAAGAAGTCGGAAGAGGGGCGACAGAGATGTGTGGCCGTAGGCGACGGGTTCCCTTTACCTGCCCCCCTCCTGCCGACAAAGGCGCCGGCCTCGCCCGCGGGCTGGTCAGTGTTCATTTTTGTACGAGTTAACATAATGGATCTTATAAGACATTCGCCTTATTCGCCTGCATTATCAATGACTTGCGTAACGTCGACAATATGATTATTCGTACTAGTGCGAACTTCCTCTGATGGTTGGACAAGATTTTCCTTCGCATCTCGTTGAATAATCACGTTAATGGTCGAATCCGTCTTGACCTGACGCTTTTCGCCGTACAACTCGGGGCGACGGCGCTCTAGATCCATGCGGGCATACCTCGCACGGTGCTGTGCACGCGCGATCTGACACATGTCGGTGGCGGATTCGAGGGCCATATCCGCATCGGCGATACGATCAATCAGGGTTTCCGTCACAACGTGCGGATACCGATCGCCTAATTCCGACATCATCCAGCGGTAGATGGTTCGCACACTGACGGCAGATTCAGCGGCAATAACTTGCAACGACTCGCCCTGCTGGTAGCGGGCGACGATGGTAGGGATATCAGCGAGAGCGCGAGGGGAAATGGGAGACGTGTCAGTAGAAGTGGCGAGAGAAGTAACGTGCTGAGACGTGGTCGGCTGGTCTGTCAACTCGGCAGTTCCCTGGTTGATGTGTCGTGCTCATATCTAGTTATTGGCCCGATTTGGGGGACTGTCAAGTAGGGGGTTGGAATATGGGCCTAGCGGTTCGATCAGCCGAACACCCACCTACTACCAACCTCCTATCCGTCAAGTATTTGACGGTATCCATGTCTGGCACGATTCTTCCTCTTTTCTTAATTCTCTTAACTTCTTCTTTCTTTGAGGGGGTGCAGGGGGAACTTTCTTTGTGGCGGGCCTTTGAATCGGTACGATCGGTACAGTGGTGACGGTGTATCGGTACGGTCGATTAGCGAGGCATTTCAACGCGTTCCATGTCATGAGCCTACGCATCGGTACGGTCGGTACGGTCGTCGGTACGGTGGAAATGTCTATGGCCTTCTGCACAAGAATTAGGCATTCACTGTACCGAAGTATGGTCGATCTCAGTCTCGGCTTCAGCACGGTCCATTGCGTGAACTTATTGTCCCCAATCTTGTGCCACTTCTGCCCTTCACCTTGGCTGAGTGAATTCTTGACGGTGCGCAGATTGGCTTCGAGGGCGTCGGCAATTTCCTGACTCGTTCGCAGCTCCCCATCCTCGAGGAGATTGCGAATCCGTGCCGCAATCGGCAGCTTCTCCAAAAACTCTGGCTCGAGCTCGGGATCGCAGGCTTGGATATGCACGGAGTCGTTTTCAAAGGACAGTTCAAACCCGAGCGCCGGCTTAAGCGGGCCGAAATTATTCTTCCGGTGATGCAAGGCCACACGAACCGGATTCGCCCCTTCAGCCCGCTGCGCTTCCCAGACATTGCGAGCCAACTCACGAAAAAAAACGGAGCCATAGGCCGTGGCGACTTGCCCCTCGGCGGATTGCTTCGCCACATGCGCGAGGACGAGCGAGGAGCAGCCGATCGTCCGAATAGCCCGTTGCAGCTTGATCGCGGATTCTGGGCTCGCCAGATCGCCCCCACAGGCCAAGGCCACGCTATCGATGATGACGAGCTCGATCCCATGGGTCCCGACATACTCCGCGATCAAATCCGCCTCTTGATAGAGCGGCAATTCACAGTGCCGATAGTACGGGACGAACTGTGACAGTTCGGGGTGTCCAGCTTGAATCGCGGTCAGCCGGCCGCCAACGGTTTCTTTATTCAACTCCCAGTCCAGATAGAGCGGAGGGACTTGGAGGGCGGCGACGCCTGAGCCATTGCTGCCATGTGCTGCGAGCAGCGCGAGATAGAGAGCGAGATAGCTTTTGCAAGAGCCGCCCGGGGCGTACCAGAGCGTTTGATGGTCTTTGTAGAGAATGGGATTGATGAGGAATGGCGCATGCGTGGCCACAGTCGGCTCAAGCGCCTGAAATGGTTCCCCCTCACGATGCACGCGCAGCCCCAGGACGCACACTTGCTCGATCTTTGATATCCAGTCCGCCTGATAGCGTTCCGTGAGGTCCTGCGCCAATTTCTTGCGCGTGGAGATGCTTTGGAGATTGATCTTGGCCGTGGTGATGAGATGCGACGTATCGGGCGTGATCGCCTTGACCGTGATTTCGGCCTCAGTTTTTTGTGACGAGTCGTGAAATCGATTCAGAATAACTTTGAGCGGAGACGGGGGCCATTCAAAGATGACGCTATTGCCGCGACGGGTAACAACTGGCTCGCTACTCATTGGACACCTCCAGGACGCTGGTGAAGGTGTCTGGATCTGGAGTGGACGCTTTGGCCTGCTGGCGGCGCGCTCGGTCCAGATCCTTAGTCACCTGATTGAGCGTGGTACGGAGTTTTGCATTTTCGAGAATGTCGTCAGGATGGTGGGGGGTCTGCTCGTACCGATCCTCTCCACAATCCTTCAATTGAATCGTGGGAATTTTTCGAGAGAAGGCCGGCTGTTTCGGCTGGTAACACGGCCGCCAGATCTCGGCATGGGGGAAATCATAGTCGGCGCATCGTGCACACATCAGTGAGCTCCTTTCGCCAGGGCTTTGAATCGTTCACGGATCAGAGATTGCATCGCCGCTTTCGCCGAGCGCACACAGTCCCGACAGGCGGAGGACGTCGTGTACCGCACAGAGGTATGGCCTTGCGGACAGGGTTTCCCCGTGAAGTACACGGTTTTGAGCAAAGCTATCGCCGCCTTCCTCGTTTTGGGGTGCATACGGGCTCCTTCGCGATATTGGGCTTGGTTAAAGACTAAGAACTAGTACTCTGCCCGAAATCGGCATGTGTCAACGGCGAGAATTGATCAAGCGTCATTGACGCAACACTTAGAATGAGCCCAGCAACGCGTTCTCGTTCTCTACGTTCCATGGCTACTCCTCCGGCTCAATCGGCCCTTGCCACTCCATCGCCTTCAGGGCGGCGAGACAAATAGCTAGCGGTGCGGTGTCAGCTTGCTCAAATATGATGGGTGCATCATGGTCGTCGTCTGGATCTTTCACGATCGTGCATTCGTAAATGTAGGCGTGATCGCTGTAGACTTTGATGCAGCA